ATTGCTCTTAAGAAAGCTGTGAAACCTGATTTTAAGATGTTACCATTTGATAAGGCTCTCTATTATGAATGCTGTTATAAACAATTACGCCGATTACCTTATCATCCTTATCCTGTCCTACCACTAGCTGAATCTTTAAATATTCCTGATGGATATCATCATGTTCAACCTGTCTGGGTTGATACATCAGCTGGTCTTGGTGAACATAATTGGTCATTACACCACAAAAATGGAAAACATGACTTTATTGTTATCACCACTACTGGCAAAAGATGTCCAACTCCTCTTCTTGAAGATGCTGTCGATGATCTTATCGAAAAAGCATTAAATGGTACTTTAATTCTTTATGTTCAAGATTGTTTAAAAGATGAACTTCGTGCTCTTGCGAAAGTACTTGCTGGAAAAACTCGTTTATTCTCTGCTCTTCCTGTAGAATGGCTTGCTCTTTTCCGTATGTTATTTATGGATTTAATTGAAAGAACTATCGAAAAACATAATGAATTACCTTGTAAACTTGGAATTAACCCTCATTCTGCCGAATGGAAAGCTATGTGTGATTTTGTGTTTGAAACTGATTATCGTAAAACTCATGTATGGGCTGGTGACATCGGATCACAAGATGCCTCCACCTCATCAGATCAAGACCAATGTCTTGACAAAGCTATTCTTAAACGATATGAAGAACAATATACAAAAGATCAAAAAAATGCTTCTACCTATTTTCTAACTCAAAAACATGCTGAAATCTCCTTTGCTCAAATTCAAACTATGCGTGCTAACTTACTTAAAGCTATGAACTATGATCGAATCCATGTGTTTATGAATATTGAATATAAGCCTGGTCATGGTAATGTTTCTGGAAATTTTCTAACTACTTTTAAAAATTCAAATCATACTGAAGCATCTGTAACCTGCTCTGCTTTTTGGTATGCTAATGAAGTTTTAAATTCATTCTTGTCTCTCTCGCAAATCTATGAAATAATTCGAGTTGCTGTATTTGGTGATGACTCTGTTGGAACCCATGATGAACAACTTGACGGTTTTGGTATGGGAACACTTACCCATTACTTTGGGAAGCGTATTGGTTACGAATATACTGATTTTGAAAAAGGTGAAATTGTCCCTGATCCTGATACCTTTATTGCTACTACTACTCCTCATGTGTATAAATATAATGCTGTTAGATTTCTAAAACGCCAACCTAGACTTACTCCTACTGGTTGGTACGCTCCTATGGATATTCCACTTATTTTAGATATCACTAATTGGCAAACTGTAAAATTAGACTTTTATTCTGGTACTCTTACTGCCGCTGAAGCTGCTATAATGGAACTTTATCATCATGGCCGCCCTATTTTTGAACAATATAAAACTCGTATTAATGACGTTCTTATTGCTATTGGTTTACCTACAGTTGATGTTGACTATAATGTCTTATATGCTAAATTTCACTATACTAAGACTAATGGAAGAATGCCAAACATTCTCAATTCAACATTTCTCTTGCCTGACGAAGATTTTAATTTTAAAGATATTCCACATGT